TTAAAGCTGCTGAAGACATAGGGCATTTAAACTCAATAAATTGTGTAGCATCATTCATATCTGTAACAGTTAAGACTGCAATGTCTGTATAAAATGTGACTGTTCCACAAATACCCACCTCATTACAAATCTCTTGAATTGTAGGTAAGAAATCACCTAACTCAAAATACTTGTATCCCGCAAACTTATTATGGCCAGACTTTTTAAGGTCTGCTGTTTGTAACTTTAATCTTGCTTTCATTAACTTACTGTGTATGCTCATCTTCTTCTCTCCTGTTACATAATTTAACGTCTCTAATACTTCCTTCTGGTGTTGCTCCATCATTACTTGGTCGTAATGTTGTCTTTGACTCATTTGCTTTCTCCCATTTGTCATTAGACTGTTTAAGCTCTGCTGTGCATCTGCGTAATTCTTTTACTACTTCTGCTAGAGTAAGTGCCATAAAAAATATCCCCAAAATATTACTAAAAACCACTTTATCACATAATAAAACTTTTGTGTAAACTTTTTTTGTAACCTGTCATTAGTGATAATTCTCATAAATCTATCTATCTTCATACCCACTCCTAAACTAGAACAATCACTATACTCTTAGTCAATTTTTATGTCAACAAGTATTTTAATAGGGGGGTATTTATCCGACTTTTATATTAGTTGACTATAATTTATATACCTGTTAATATGCCTTTACGTTAAATAAAGGAGATAAAAATGACGTATCAAGAGGCTGTTTCATACTTCAAAACAAAATATCAAATGGCAAAAGCATTAGGTTTAACAAGACAAGCTGTGCAGCATTGGTCTAAAAATTTAGATAAACCAATTCCAGAGTTGCGTGCATATCAAATAAAAGATATTCTTGCAAATAAACAACAATCAGTTGTACAAGGAGATTAATATGAATAGCAGAGATGCATTGGTATCTATAAGTACTATTTTTGAAGCATCAGAAGGCGAATTAAATAATGGTGGTTTTGAATTATCAGAAAAACAATACACATTAATATTGGCAATATTAAAATCAGCATTAAAAGCTCCAGATGAGAAACAAAATGTATAAAATTAAAAACTGGGAAAAGTTTAATTTATACAATACTTCTAATCCAAAATATCGTAAAGAAATGACTTGGTTTAAAATTTATGGTAGAGATGTTTTAAATAATTTAGATTGGTTTACACTCACTTCTGAACAAAAGGCAACACTTTTTGAATTATGGTGTTTAGCTAGTCAAGATGAAGGTAAATTACCTAGTGTTGATATTATAGCATTTAGGTTGCGTAAAGACAAAGACTATATAATCAATGCTTTAGAAACTTTAAAAGATTGGCTCTGCCCTTTGTCTACCCAAAGTCTAGACATTGTATGCCCATCGGATGCCCTAGATAAGATAAGAGAAGATAAGATAATATCTATTGTGCGATTTGAAGAGTTTTGGAAAGAGTATCCAGCTAATAGAAAAGTAGGTAAAAAACCTTGTATGGATAAATGGGGTAGTAACAAGTTAGATAAAATTGCTGACAAGATCATTTACCATGTAAAAGAAATGAGTAAAACTAAATCATGGAAAGAAGGATTCAACCCTTCACCACTAACTTACATTAACCAACAAAGATGGGAAGATGAATTGCAAAAAGTTAGGAATGTATGGGATGGTGCTAAATGAATATAGGTGACGTATTAGAAAAATTAACAGTTAATAAGGAAATTATAAATGAATATTATAAAGGGAAAAATACAAATGCAGAATTTCTTGTTAAGAGTACGGATGTTTTTACTGAAGATGTCGTTCGATATTTTAATTCTGAAATACACTCTGGCAAATCTTTGGGCTTCATTAAAACGGAAGATGATTTTAAAATAAGACCTGCTGAATTAACTGTGTTGACAGGAGTGTCTGGACATGGTAAAAGTATGTGGTTATCTCAAGTTGTATTATCTTTAATGAAACAAGATACCAAATGTTTAATTGCTTCTTTAGAGATGAGGCCTGTATTAACTCTTGCTCGTATGGTGCAACAAACATTAAAGTCATCAGAACCTACAGATGAGTATGTAATTAAGTTTTGTGATAGAGCTAAAGATAAATTATATCTTTATGACCAAACAGGCTCTACTACATCAGAAGATATGATTGCTACATTGTACTGGGGTAAGCATGTATTAGGTGTAGAAGTATTTGTAATTGATTCTCTGATGAAGATGTCAGATATATCTGAAGACAATTATGAGAGACAAAAACTTTTTATTGATAAACTTGCTACAACGTGTCGTGATTTAAATATACATATATTTTTGGTAGCACATACTCGTAAGATGGCAGATGAAAATGTAGTTCCAGATGCTACTCATATTTTAGGTAGCTCTCATATTCGTAACCTTTGTGATAACATTTTGTGTGTATTTAGAAATAAGAAAAAAGAAACTGATATTGAAATGGGCGATAAGACAGAAGAAGATTTAAAAGGTATTCCAGATTGTGTAGTATATTTACAGAAGCAACGTAACTATCCTGTAGAGGGCAAGTGGTCTTTTTGGTTTGATAAAAAAAGTTTGAGTTACAAAGAACGACCATGACCATAAATAATTTTATAAAAAAATGTAAGAAATTATTTGGTGATGACATTGCTTACAAAGCAACTTCTAAAGATGGTGTAGTATTTAAAAGTAAATGGAGAGACAGTTATGATACGGTGGAGTTTAAATCAACAGAACCTAAACAATTTATTAGAGAAAATAAAAGCACTTGACTTTACTAAGAGATGGAGGGTAAACATTGTGGAAGAGAAAACAGTTAGGTCTTTAGAGCAGAACGAAAGGCTATGGGCATTGTATGGCTCAGTAGCTAACCATCTTGGTGAAGACCCTACGACAATACATGAGCTTATGGGTTATAAGTTTTTAAGAGAACAACGTGAAATATGTGGTAATCCTGTAGAGCTTATTAAGTCAACTACAAAATTGGATAGTAAACAGATGGCGGATTATCAAAACTCAATAGAAATTTGGGCGACTCAGTTAGGTTGGAGTTTTGAGTAATTACAGAAATAAAAAACTATTAGAAATTGTTAGAGAAGCTCCATGTATGATGTGTTCAATAGAAGATGGAACAGTTTGTGCAGCTCATAGTAATCAGTTAAGAGACAACAAGGGTACTGGCGTAAAATCTCATGACTTTAGGATTAGTGCATTATGTGTATCGTGCCATTTTATGTTAGATAATGGTAAAGAGTTAGATAAACATGATAGAATAGCAGCATGGGAAGAAGCACATAGAAAAACTATAGGTTGGTTATTTACTAACGGACATTTAGGAGTAAAATGATTAAAGTTTTATCTTTGTTTGATGGTATTTCTTGTGGAAGAATTGCTTTAGATAAATTAGGTATTGATTGTGAATACCATGCTTTTGAAATAGATGAAAGGGCAAAACAAGTATCTAAATCTAACTATCCTAATTCACATTATTATTCTAATGTATTTGAATGTAATGGCAATGACTTTCAAGGTATTAATTTATTATTAGGCGGATCACCTTGCCAAGATTTATCAGCAGCTATGAAAAACAGAACAGGATTAGCTGGTCAAAAGTCTTCTTTATTTTTTGAATATTTAAGAATTTTTCAAGAAACAAAACCAAAATATTTTTTATTTGAAAATGTTGGTGGCATGAAACAAGAAGATAAAGATGTTATTAGTATTTTATTTAAAGAAGAACCAATTAGAATTAATAGTAGTTTGGTATCACCAGCATTAAGAAATAGATTGTATTGGACTAACATACCTAACGTAGATCAACCACAAGATAAAAATATTAAACTTAAAGATATTATTGAGAGTGGTTATGTAGATCGTGATAAAGCTAGAGCTTTATTATCTTCTGATTCTAGGCCATTAACTAGCAAAGATAAAATGGTAAGAAGATATCGTCAAACAGGTTTTACTACATTAATATTTGAAGATAAAGATTTATCTCAAAATAGTTGTAGGTATATGACGCAAACAGAATTAGAAAGGTGTATGACTATTCCAGAAGGATACACAAAAGTTTTAAATAGAAATCAAGCTGCACATCACTTAGGCAATGGATGGACTGTTGATGTTATAGCACATATATTAAAAAATATGGAGATTTAAATGGGTAAAGGTTCTACAAGAAGACCATTGTTAATTTCTGAAACAGAAATAGAAGGCAATTGGAACAAGATATTTAAACGAAAAGAAAATAGCCATGACGTATCTCCACACGCTTATGAATACGAATTAAACAAATCTACAGGGGAAGTGCAAAAGCGTTTTAAAGAAGGAGCATCTAAACCTAACAAAAGTCAATTTAATGGCGACTAGCCCAACGCAGTTAAGCCTTAAGAAGTTAAGAGCAGAAGGATACCTTGTAGCTATTACAGAGAAATTTAATCACTTTTGTAAAATTCGTCAAGACATGTGGGGTTGGTGTGATCTACTTGCTATAAAAGAAAATGAAGTGTTAGCAGTCCAAACCACAAGCTATACAAATATATCTGCAAGAGTTAAAAAAATTGCTGATAGT